TTTCGCTCTCCGGTTCTTCTGCACCGACTGCGTAACCTGGATAACGCACAACGCTTTTTTCAACGTCAACATAATAATCTTTAGTCAGCAGTTTTTCTTTGCCGTCTGCGTCTGTCAGCAAAACTTTAATGTCCGTTCGGTTTAAAATTTTAAACTGATACGCAAACTCTGTTGCATTTCCGTTGCCGCTATATGTGATTCTGTTCTCAACATGAGCAAGCATAATAGTTCCCCTCCTTTTATTATTTTTGCCAAAAGAAAAGTGTAGATATATTTTTATATCTACACTTAATAAATTCACTTTAACTAATTATACATTCATTTTCAAAGGTTCGTATCTATGCTACTTTGTGAAATTTTTGTCAATCTTTTTTACGTTCGCTTTTTGGTCTGCGCTTGTAAATATCTTGCAGTTCAAAATCCATATCACCAGCAGCAATATCTATACCGTTGAATATGATATTGAAGATGCCGCTAGGAATACCAAGCCATGCGCCGCCGACATATGCCACCTGCTCTGCCAATTCGCTAGGCTCTTTCTTACCTTCCACAACATCGTTTATACGTCTTGCAACAGTAAAGCCTCTGTCAATCAAGCCTTGCGCCGCAGTCAGTCTATAGCCGTAGTTTCTCATGCCTAACAGACATTGTATGCCGATATTTGCAAATTGGCCGTAAGGTCCACCCATAGACAACGGGTAGTTGATAAGCTCTTTTGACAATTTGCGATAGCCGTCCTTGTCTTTCTCAAAAGGAGCAGTCAAAGAAAGCTCTGCAATAGCCACGTTCAGCAAGCACACGCCTAACCATTTAGCAGCAACGAAAGCAATCAGCCGTTCAGCCATTTCTTTTTTTTCACCGCTATTCCATAACCTTTTAGCAATATGAGCTTCTCTGTCCCATTGGTTAAACTGCGTATTGAAGAATCCCTGGAACATCGTAAACAGTCTGAATAGGCCACTGCCACGTTGCAGGCTTGACACATCATGAATACGGCTACTGCCTAACGTGCGACGAATAACAGCGTTCGCAAAGTCTAGTGCTTCCTGCTCCGTCTTGCCTTCATTGATTTTCTTCATGTATGCTTCTGCAAATACCGGCTTTGCAGTCATCATATCAGTGTAGCCTAACAGCATTGCACCATATTTCAGCGTCTTTTTCTCAATTGAGTTAAGGTCGGAACGATTCTGAATATCTCTCAATGTAACGTCTGGTACTTCCATGCGTTCACGCATAAACACGCTTTTTGCGCAAATCGCATCTACTTCTGCCCTGCCTTCACCTGTAAAGCCACGGTACAAGGCTCTGAAAGCGTCAGCATAAGTAAAGCCTTCTACGCTATTTCCGTATAGCAGGATGTTAGAAAAGTTCTGCATTGCCGTTTTGAAGTTAAGCATAATAGCGGTATTTGTTGCAATATTACGTAAAGCGTTGGCAGCTTTCGTAAACAGATTCTCAGCCATATATGCTGTCTTATTGCCATATGGGTTAGCGCAAGCCTGCAAAAACTCTCTCAAAAGTCTTACGTTTGTATCGCCTAAACGCTCAACCATGTTGCGGTAAATATCCTCATCGTTCAGTATCTTTCTGAAATCAAGCATTGTTTCACGATAACAAATATCGTGAATAGTGCTTTTTACCGCCGTAACCTCACTGCCACGCGATAAGTCTACGGGATATTTGCCGCCAGTACGTGACTTACTGGACCCGGTATTAGTAGTCAAAGTCCGTTGTGGCGGTCTGTTGCCTTCTTCGGTGCTGTCGATTCTGTCAAATTTTCCGGGCATACTGCCGGTGCGTGTATCACGTTCCAACGGGAAGTAGCCACCGTCAAATACTACGCTTTCGCCGCTTGCAAGCTTCAGCACCAGCGGTGACGCTTCAATCTTCGGCGGCTCAAAGCCTTTTGTCTTGCGATTGACTTCTGCCAGCATAGGCCAGAATTTACTTGCTGCATTGATACGTGCCTGCGCATAGGCAATATCTTCTTTAGTCAGATGCTTACACAAAAACTCTATAAGGTTTTGTTTGGTTTGCAGCATTGCTTCTTCTCTGCCTATAAGCTCCGATTCTTCCACCCATATATCAGAATTCTTTACGCCTACCGGCTTTTGCGAGCAAAGCCTTGCGGCGTTGCTGTCGCTGCCCAGGTTGCACAGCATAGCAATCAAAGCATGCTTATCTGCGCTACCGCCAAGTTCTTCGTAGTAAATTCTTTTTTCATGTGCAATGCCGCTTGCTTTATCCGGTTCCCACTTCTGTAAAGCATCTGTAAGTTCCTTCTGATAACCTTCAAGCATCGTGCTTTCCATATCTGCGCAATGGTTGATTTTGTTGTAAAACTCCCTAGTAAAATAACCTTCTGTCCAATTATCCATCATCAAGAAGAAGTTATCAGCATTACGCAGCGTAGCCATGAAATTTTTAGGCCATTCAACAATTCGCTTACGCAGGCTCTTTTTGCTGTCGCTGCCAATCTCCGCCTCATACTCTACCGGCAATTCTTGCAGGTGCGCTATCGTATCAGCCTTAACCTGTTCAAAGGCTTCGCCGGCGGCGATTTTGTTCATCTGCGTATCCTGCTTTGCAATAGCACGAATGTTTTTCAGTGCGTCGATAACGTCCATATAGTTCGCAAGGCTAAGTTGCGGCGCGTTGGTCAAATCGTTATTTGGGTTCAAAACAAAGTCCGGCATAGAAATAATTTCGCCGCCGTACTTTGCCTGCATCTCTGCAATGTAATCGCTAAGCGGCTGCACTTCTCTGCCGTTGGTGTTAAAGTCCTTGCGATGATAGCCCATACGCTCCAACAAAGCGCACATCTGGAAGAAGTGCTGCTCTGTTCCCCATACTTCTTTCTTGCTGTGCATCTGCTTTCTGACGTACTTTCTTGCGCTTTCAATCTGATGTTTAGCCTTGACTGCTTCACGATACAAAGCATGGTTAATCATCTGCTGCTGCTTATACATAGCAGCTTCTTCTAAGAGGCCTGCTTTCGCAGCCTTATTTGCATTAGCCGCCGCTCTGCGTTCTGCCATAGCAAATCTTCTCGGCTTCATAACCTCACCTGCTGGCAAAGTCTGAATATAGCGTTTAGCAAAGTTATCTGCGTTCTGCTTACGCACTTTAGCAATATTCTCACGCTCTTTTTGCTTAATATCCTTGTCGCTTATTTCGTTGAGTGCCTCATCAATAAGCTGTTGTTCAAGTGCCACCACTTCGCCGCTCTCGTCATTATAGAGTGCTTCCCTTGCCGCTTCTCTTGCCTGCTCACGCTCCTGCATGAAGTCGGGGAATCTGCGGTTTACAGCCTTGTCAATCTCTTGACGCACCATAGCTCTTTCACTCGGCGAAGTCAAAATATCCTGCGCCATAGCATCGCCGCTGTCATAGCCTAAACTGTCAGCCACCCAGTCAAACAGTTCTCTCTGCTCGTTAGACAAGGCACGCTTTTTGCTCATCTCCACAAGGTCGACTTTATCCGGATTAGTTTCAAGCTCATGCTTCAAGGCTTTAAGCTCGTTAAGCTCTGTAAGCTGTTCGCCCTCTACCAAAGTTTCGGCAATCTCTTTCAAGCCTTCTTCGCTTTTAAGTTTTGCTCTGTCACCGCCGTTACGAATATAGTTCCTTGCCCAGTTGTCCTGTACGTCGCTGCCTTCATTCTCATTGACGGTGTAACCTTCGACAATCTCCCTTGCCATTTCGTAACCGCTGGCATAACCGTTTTCCTCTGCTATCTGGTCAAAGAGTTCTTTTTGCTCCTGCGATAATTGGTTGCGCTTACTTTCTTTTACCAGGTCGACACCTTCGGGGTCTGTTTCAAGTCTATGCTTCAAGGCTTGCAGTCTGTCCAGCTCATCTACAATATGCTTAAAGTCTGCCTTAATTTCAGCGTCGCCATAATCTAAACCGGTGCTACGCAAATCGTAGTAATCCGCTATATCTTCGCCTCTTGCAATCTTTTCAGCAATTCTTCTGCGTCCTTTTTTACTGGTCAAGTCGCTTACGCTGCCGCCGTAGTCATGAACGTATCTTGATACCCAGTTGACATTACGAATACTGTCACCTGCTTCATGGAATACAAGGCCTTCAATATCCGCTTGCTCTAAAGCTCGCTTAGTCCAATGACGTTTTCCGTCCTTGCCTATCTCACCAAAATCAACCAAGACTGCGCTTTGGTCCGGTATGCCTGCAAAGTCATTTGCATACTTGCCTTCTGTTCTATTGGTTGCGGCAAAGTAGCCCCACTTACCATTGATGAAAAACGCACGCTCACTCTTGACTGTATCTTGATATTCCGCAAGCTCGCTTTCTATTCTGTCAGCAATAGGATTTAAAATATCATCAATAGCTCTGTTTGTGTATTTTAATAATTCGTTATAGTTTATGCGCTCATTGCCATAAATGTATTTTCTTGCAAGCCTACGCGGATTAGCTTCGATTGTTTCCCATTCGTTGATTTTCTGCCTAAAGTTAGCATGAGCCATGCCGTGCTCATCAACAACGAATGTAGGATTGGTTACTGTTTTTTGTCTTGACTTGCTGAACATAGCAACGAGCATGTCTTCAGCGTTTGCAATACGCTCTTTAGAAAGTGTGCCGTATGTGTCGACTTCTGCTTGCAGATACTCAACTATCGGATTGAGTATATCGTCAATGCTGGCATTGGTATCGTTCAGCATATCATTATAGTTTGGCAGTACGCTTCCTAAAACGTGTCTGTATTTTCTCGCAATAATCGCGGGATTAGCAAGTTTCGATTCTTGCCCAAATTCCTGCCCGACTTGCACTCTTGCACGATTGACAAGTTCTTGCGCTACTGCCTGCTCAATCTGCGGCCGTATTTCTTCGATGAAAGCAGCCTTTTCAGCTCTGCGCTTTGCGCTGAAATCAGCCATTGCGCGTCTTGTCAGAATATCCACGGCCTTGTCTTTAGCCTTCAAGATTTTATCCTGCAAGGTCTTTTTGTTTTGGTCTGATAACTTGGAAGTTATATTCTCCGGCAAGCCGCCGAATATGCCCTCCATGCGTGCCATAACTTCAATTTCTTCACGGCACGCCAACATTCTGTCGAATACCTGCCGTACTTCTGGTGTTAATTCTGCCGCATTTTCACTTCTTGCTATCTTGCTATAAATAGCTGATAACCAATTAGCGAATCTTTGGAACGCTCCACGCAGGCCAACACTAGGCGCTTTGCCTTCCATGATGTAGGTTTCAAATGCTTCTGCCAGCTTTTCATGGCCGGCTCTCTTTGCTTCAACGTCACCGCTTGCCCATGTGTCAGCGTCAATGCCTGCATACTCCATGAGCTTTTTCGCATCAGCGTTTAGTCTTGTGTTGCTGGGGTCTGCCAATGCTTCGTTAATCATGGTTTCCACAAAGTAGTGTCCTGTTTCGTGGATAACTGTACTTGCATCTGCGCCCTTAAAAAGCGTGATAACATAAGTACCATCATCCATTGGGGAAATCATGCCTTTATCTTTCAGTGTACCATTGACAATTTTTTGTTGCTTGTAATTATCTGCTTTTTGTGATACACTATCAGCAAAAGAGGGCGTTTTGTTTGAGATACTGGGCTGAGCCTTGAATTGCTCGGAACCCGAGGGCTTGAACGCGTCCTCTATTTTTTTATACTCACTTTCGTTAAAAACATTATGATTATAATATGATAATGATTTATCATTATGTTCTCTTACTGTAACAACTACATAACGTTTTTCACCATTAACATTCAGCGCAGAATGAATATAATAAAAATTCTCGTCTGAATGTTTTTCTTTTTGCGGCGCAGATTCTGTAACGAAATTACCATTCTCCATAATTTCACGTAAATAGCGCAATGCAAAAAGTTTTTCTTTTTTAGCGGAAGTGTGTTCCATTTTCTTTCTGCCACTTGCGCCAAATTTAATATTATTTTCTTGATACCCTTTATCTATTCTAATATCACCCAATACACTATTATGAACGCTCGTGCCTTGCAAGTTGTCCCTATACCATGCAAAAGCCTTTTTCTGCAAGCTCTTCAAATCTGAATAGTGTCCCATCTCATTTCCGGTAATATTAGTAGTATAGAATTGCTCTTTTTTAAGCACTCCTCCCTTGCTAAACCAGCCATTCTTTTGTTTAGCTTTGCCGCCATCTTCAAAGCGCAGCTTATTCTTTTGCAGCCATGCAGCAGGATTTTCGGGGTCTGCAATAAGTGCGCGGCTCTCCAATACTAAACGCAAATTGCCGGCATGAGATTTATTCATACCTGCTTTAGTAGCGCTGTCAACAATAGCGTCAAGTTCTGCGTCAAGCTCCGTACTTGCCTGCCTGGTCAAGTTATAACCTTCTCGCAGTTCTTTACGTGTCTTTGCACCGCCGTCCGACAATTCGCCATTGCTGTCAAAGTACATATTGTCTTTCGTAGCTTCAAACAGTGCATTGTCTTTAGCCATAGCCGCCGTAAACTTGCCACGGCTAATGTCTATATCCTGCCCAAGCTCCGCAGCCGCTCCGAGTTCTTCTTCGGTAATTCCTAATTCCTCATAAAGTTTATTGTTGCTGCTGGTCTGCTTGTAGCCTTCCAAGTCCTGTGCTGATACAGTAACAGTATCGTCCTCAAAGTTAGGATTGTTCGCTTCAATTTCAGCCGCCGCACGCTCCGGGTTAATGCCTGTTTCTCTGATTCTTTCAGCATCTGCTACTAACTTTGCCTTGCGTTCTTCGTTGGCTTTCAAAGCGACGTGCTCAACAGCACTGTCAACGGCAACGCTTACGCCGCTAACACTGCCGCCAAGAATAGCACCGATAAGGCCGCTATATCCTGCTTCCTTCAAGTTCTGCTGCCAGTTCTCGCCCCACTTCTCTGCAAGTTTGGCAGTGCTTGCGCCGGGGTTCTTTGCCCATAAGTCCGTAGCTTGCTCCGGGAATTCCTGTAATGCTTCGGTAACACCTTCTTCAAGGCCACGTTTGGTAACTTCCCATATCTTAGTTTTCAGTCCGCTACCGGCAGGCATCTTTTTAAGCAGTCTGCCAAGCGGCAGTTCTTCTAATACCGCCTGCGGGATTGCGTTCAGCAAGCCTGCCTCCGCTGCTCTGGTTGCGCTTACGCCCTCTTTGCGCAGTCGCAGATATTGTTCGCCGCTGATGTTTGCACCATTGTAAAGCATGCTGATAGCGTGTACAGTTTTTGCACCTGCACCGGCAGCACCTACGCCTTTAGTCAGCGCAAGTTGCACTAAAAGCTGAATACCGTTTTCGGCCAAATCATAACCAAGTTGCCCAGCCGCCGTATCAGCCTTAACTTCTTCGCGCTTCAAAATCTCATCGGTGACATAGCCTAAAGCCTTGCTGATGTTCTCTGATTGGTCATACTCTTTAACAACATTCTTGTCACCCTTATGAGCTTCAATATTAGCGTCAACGGCCGCTTTAGCCGCACCGAATAAGCCACGCACCGAACCTTTAAGGCCGTTCATTACGGCAGTTCCTATGCCCGGCTTATCGTCGTTGATAATGCTGCTAGTATCAATCGTCGGTGAGCTATTGCTCTGTACTGCCTGCGAAAACTTATTGTACTCATCGTCGCTCATTTTTTGCAGGTCATAATAGCCTAGAGTTTCAGCAGGTGACAAGCCGCTGTCAATATCAGCAATAAAGCCATAATTAGCATATTCCTTTTTTGCCTTTAATCTGCGGTCGAATTCGTCTAAAGGTTCATTAGCCATTTAGTAATCTCCTTTCAGTAACTTTGCCAGATATGCACCGTTTATTTTGCCCGATGTGCCATCTAACCATTTAACATCGTACCAATCATCGCCCGTTTTAGTTACGCTTGCGATACCACGTGCAATTAAATCTGCGTCACTTGCTTTTATATCTTCTGTACTGTCAAACCAGAATGAATGTTTTTCGGTAACATAGCTGCCGTAAACCTTAGTTGTTACGCAGTTTTGCAAGGCTTCCAACAGCTCCGTTTCACCCGGATTCATGCCGTGATTTTTTGCGCGATAAGCGCGCACCCATTGCCGCCCGTAGTTTTGGATTTTTTTCTTATACAGAGCATCGGCATTTTTGCCTGCGACTTGTTGTACAAGACCTTCCATATCAAAAGCAAATTCGCCTGTCCCGTTATACCAATCGTTGTATATTTTTTCTAACTTCCCGCGCTGTGCAGACGATGCACCTTTCTTAGCAGCGTATGCTAAGAATTGGTCAATGCTAGAAAACTTGCCTTCTTGCAGCATATCTTCCAGTACGCCTATTGCATCATCATCAAGTTTTCCGTTACTGCTTCCACCGCTACCGCTGCTTCCACTTCTGCCTTGCGGTCCGTATATCGCCACCACCGCATTACGATACGTTACGTACTTGTCGGGGTCACTGCCTGCCTGGTTAGTAGCCCACGTCATAGCTTCACTATAGCTTGTACCTTTATTAAACATAGCAAATATCTCACTCTTTATTCCTTCAAAAAGTTTATTTTTCTTATAAGTTTCTATTCTGTCATGGTCTGCCTTAATAGTGCGGTACTGCTTCATAATGCGGTCTTGCTCATCTAGGCTTATATGTTTGTGTGCTACTGTGCCGCCTTTATAGTCCGTAAAGTCCAAATCAAGGTGCCCACCCGTAGAGTTTGGCGATGGATTAGAATATTCGTCCAATACCTTGATTCCTTTACTTTGCATATAAGAAATAAATTTCTTGCGATTGTCTGCGTTCTCTAGCCAGTCAGCTGCAACATCAAGTTTGACGCCTGCGCCGTGGCTGTGCTCACCGGCAGCGTGAATATCTGTACTATCCGTGCCGCTAGTGACAATAAGCTGTGCGCCGCTCAATGTGTTAAATTCTTTCGCAATATCAGAAAGGCCGATGGTTACTTGCTGCTTTACGCCATCAAGGGAAACACCGCTGTTCCTTACCCATGTAGTGCCTTCTGCCTGCGTTTCGACTTTGCCGCCTTCTGGTGAAAAAGCGTCCATGTTTTCAACCTCTTTGCGCACTGCTTCTTCATCGTCGCCATATTTAGCATACAAATCTTTAGCGGTATTTCTTTCAAAAGCGCTGCTCTCTTTATCGTATGCCACCTTCTCAAAAGCAGCTCGCTGATTGGCAGTCAGATAACTACCGTACTTATCCATGATGTTACGCATAGTGCCATAATCTTCGTTGGTGATGCTTGCGCCGACGGCACTTGCTACCACCTGCCCAATGTTGGCTCTGCTTTTAGATTCGATAAACTCTGCGCCACGCTTGCCATATATAGCACTTGTCAGCAACTGTGTACGGATAATCTCATCTTGCAGCGCCTGCGGATTATTCCAGTTCTTCTGTACAAACTCGCAGGAGTTCTGAATATTATTGTCATAGCGTAAATCAGTGACTGCTTCTTTTTGCTTCTGCTCGTATTGGTCGACAGTCTGGAAGCCTTGCTGTGCGCTCTGATACATTAAATGGTCTAATGCAAGCTGATTCTTTTGGCTGTGCAGTTTGGTATTACTTAATACATCCTGCCTTGCCTTATTTATCTGCTCTGTGTAGCTTGCGCCTGCACCGGCAGTGCCTTCCAATTTCGTATTCATAAGGCCGCTTTCATCGTTGTACATGATGTTATAGCGGCTCTTATTAAATATATCCATAGCGTTAAGGATAGACTGTTTGTCCTCATCCTCTTGCTGTGCTTCTACTGCTACCGCCCATTTGTTGGCGGCACCGGCAATAGCGGCCAGTCCTTTGCCGCCGCTGCCATAAGCGTTAAGGTCACTCGATACCTTGACAGTCGCACCGCCGCCGGCACCTAAATTGACGCTGCCTTGATAACCTGCAATCTTCATACTGCACCTCCCTTACCAGTTCCATTTAGTAAAGCCTGTATTATCCATGAACGGGTTATTCTTCTTTGCCTGGTTGTAAAGATTGAAGCCGTTCATATTGCTAGCAGGAAGATTGAAATCACTGTTAGCATCGTACCATTCATCACCGCTTACTGTAGTTGTTCCCTTGCTGCCGCCAATCATGCCTTTAGAGTAAGCGTTCGCCGCCGCACCTACAAGCGTACTAAACATCTGCATTTTGCCGTTGGCTTTAGCGTTCTTCGCCGCCGCATTATATGCGCTTGCCTGGTTGCGATAATTAACCTCGTTTACATAAGTGCTCCACGCATCATTACGCTGATTCTGCAACAGATTCATACTGTCTTTTTTGTAAGCGTCCTCACTGCTTGAAAGAATATCGCTGACACTGCCGCTGCCGGTTAGCCCGCTGCTGCCTGCCGCCGCCAGCGCCTGCCCTCTTGCAAGCCTCATTCTATCGTTGAGCTGGCTTTGCTTCTGCGCATACGCTTCTGCCTGCTGCTCACGTTGGCGGCTCATAATAGCCGCGTTCTGCTGTGCAGCCTGCGCCTGCGCTTTATATGCCTGCTCCTGCTGTTTGGCCTGCTGATGTTGTCCGCTTAACTGCATAACAGTTTGCAGACCCATTAAGATTCCAAGTGTACCCATTACGCTCACTCCCCTCTATATGGAATATAAAACTGATAAAACTTTTTGCCGTCCCAACCTGTTTTAGGCTCTACCAAAAATACCGCTCCCAAGTGTCTTAAATAGTTAATGCTAGTGCGGTTCTTCTCGTAGACGATATTATGTAGCAGTCCATGCTTGCGTACCCATTCATTCAGCACTCTTTTCGCTTCCTTGAAAAGCAGGCTCTTTGTGTAACCATTGTAAAGTTCGTTCGTGCCTACCATCCAGATTCCGCGCCCTGGCGCGCCCCATTCCATAGTGCCCTTGCCGAATATCGCAAGCAGTTTTCCGTCCTCACCACGGTACACCCTTGTTTCTTCGTCAAGCTTGATACTGCCAATAAGCACAAATACCGGGTCACTGCTTGCTTCCAAATCTTCCTTATCATGCGGCCGTATATCCTGCATAAGTTCTTCAATCAACGGCACAACATTTTCTTTTGACTTATTATCAAGTATTTCAACTGTCCACTTCTTAGCCACCGAAAGACACCTCCCGCACTACCGCCAGCAAGTTAAAAGGATATGGCTCATCCGTAACGATAATCACTCTGCCTTCGTTGTTAAAGCCGCCAATAGGCAAAGTCATATGCTTGTCGCCGGTAAATAATTTAATATCGCTCACTGCGTTCTGTTCGTCAAAATTCATCAAGTCCATAGTATTTATATCTGGGCCGACCATGCCGCCAAGAGAATTACTTAAACGCAGGATGCAATTGCTAATCTGCTTTTTGCGTCCTTGCATAGTGCCGTCACCTGTCTTAATTTCGACGTTTGGCAGTTCTACGATACTTCTATAAGGCAAGCCAATAAAAGCGTGTTGTACGGCCGCTGGGAGCGTCACAGTGCCGTCTTGACTTACTGTAAGTCCGCTATACATTCTTCCGTCACCGATAACAGTAACTTTTTCGCCTGCCAGCTCTGCCGCATCAATCTCCGTTGTTCCGCCGCTCTTTTCAGCAGCGCTATACTCAATAGCATTATCAAGCATAATATAATCGTCGGGGTTGTTGCTCTTTGCAGGATTCTTTGCCAGATACTCAATATTGCGTACAGTCACGCCGTTTATCTCTCGCTTTACTACAAGATAAATAATATCTTCGTCGCCTTCCTGCACCGCCGCCACAGCTTCAATCTTGCCTTGCGTTTCTATCGTCGACCAGGCATATACTTTTTGTTCCATGATGTAGGATAAGCAAGCCATAGTTCCGTCGCTTCTCACAAAGTATATAGTGCTATCCGGTTCCTGTTTATACGCGCTGTCGACAATCTGCACATTCTCTATGATATGCTTTGCCAGCAAGGTTAAGTCATTGCCGCCGTAGCTGTCTGTTTCATAGCTATACGCCATATCCCTTACAGTGCTTCCGCGTCCTTGTACAAACACGATTCTGCCGCCAATCATCAGCGGCTCAACAGTGCTGCATCCGCGTGTAGTCTGCATTTTCGGTACGGCCTTAGATGGGGTTACAGTATCGCTGCCACTTACTGTCCATTCGTTGCCAGCGGTTAAAACAATCAAGTCGGTACTTGCTATCAAGTGTAAAATCTTAAACTGTTTGCGGCTTACGAAAGCAAGTGCTACTGCACTATCATCGGTAACAGTGCCGCTTGCTTTTTCTACGCTGAAATTGCCGTAGTCGCCGGTCCTGCTCATCCACACCATATAAGGCTGCTTCTTCGTGCCGCCAAAACATAGTCTGTCCTGGAAAAAGCAAAGTGTTTGCGGGTACCCGAATTCTTCACTCCATGCGCCCCACAAGAAATTAGTAGTCATATCTGTTGAGCCTAGCTCTTTTTCAACATGAGCTTTTGCCGTACTGTCACTGGTGATTTCAGTAAGTTTCACAACGCCTTCCGCATTGTAGGCCATTGCTGTTAAATCAACAGTGCAAGTACCGCTAGTTATAGTGCATACCGCCCTTAAAAATACCGGCTCTGTTACACTGCCGCTTTCAGACGGATTGTAGTCACTCTTAGATGTATATTTTCTGTATTCCTTCCAGGCTTCGCCGTCGTCACTCTTTTCTATGGAAAAATTGCCCGTCCAGGTTCCGTGACTGATAACCTTCCAATTTTCGCCTACACGTACTCTTTCTGTAGTGCCGTTGCTGGTTGATACAGTCTTACTTGCAATTTCTTGTTTAAGTTTGATATACGCGCCCGGCTTACTGCTAGCGAAAATATTCTTATTGCTCGTCAAAGTAATATCGCCTGTTGTTCCCGAAGGTGTCAATTCTTTGTTGCCGGCGTATAAAATCTTTACCCAGCCATTAGCGCCTGCTTTGCCGTCTGGACTACCCTTTATGCCGCCTGCACCGCCTATTGCACCGCCACCATCGCCATATGTCGTACCTTGCGTACCAACTTCGGAATAATAACCGTTCTCGCCATACATACGGCTGCCGCCACTACCCGCGCCGCCGCCTCTGCCTGTTAGTCCACACGCCGTACTGTCCGCACCTTTAGTGCCGCTAGTAGCTGTTGTATCTTCGTAGTTGCCTGCACTATAAGCATAAGCACCGCCGCTGCCACCGCCGCCGACTGTAATCGTGTAACTTGTGCCTTTGGTCAGCGTTAGAGTTTTTATAATGCGTTCACCACTGCCACCATCGCCGCCTTTGGCGGCATAATTATAGGTTTGGTGTTCTCCGTGCCTTCTCCATGTAACGGCACCACCACCGCCACCACCTGCGCCCGATATATCGATTTGGTATTCGCCGGTAACAGTTGGTTGGAAATTGTAAGAGCCGGGCACGGTATAGCTTATGCCGCTATAATTTTCAAGCGTAGCTGATTCGTCAAAATACATATCAGTAATTTCAAAATCAGCAAAGCGCCAGTCGGTGTCCGAATATCTTGCTAACTGTTTTACGGGATATTTGCCGCTGGCAATGAACATAGTATCTGCGCTTTGAACAAATCTCAAATCTTGCAGCATATCCGCCGTGTACGGTGTCATAACTTCTATGTTTATATAAAGTCCGTTCTTATGCACCCTTATATATTTCTCGCCAATCTCCAAAAGATAGTCGGTGTTGTCTGCGCCGTTAAACGGTACCAGGATGCACGCTTTATCGCTATATTTTGTTCGCGCCATATACTTCATGCCCGGTCTGCGATAAATAGGGCCGTGCGGCTTGATAAGGCAGTTATAGGCTTGCAGTACCGCAAACAGATACTTATCTAAATCGACGCGGTTTGCAACTTCTGCGCTGATTTCGCCGCCGGTAAACGCAGGCTGCAATAAATAATAAGGTGTCAACCCACTAGCCATAATTACGCCCTCCCGTCAAAGTATTTACTCGGGTAGTCCGGCAATTCTTTCTTTTCGCTTGCCGTGGTATACTTTGCTTTCTGCAATGCTGCCATTGCAAGCTGATACTGCGTCTGCTGCAAGCCGCTGTTGCCGGTTAATTGTACGCAGATATTAAACGCCAACATATGAGTAAACGCACTCAAAAAATCACTTGAAAACATTTCTACATCGTCAACGTCATAGGTATATTCAAGCCATGCAGCAGGAATGTTGCACCCTATGCCAAGCACGTTGTCGCTTGCCATATACAAGTCCCATTCTTCCTGCTGTTGTTCGCCCGCCCTTATCATTGCGCCGGTGTCAGCGTCAAATATCTTGCGCACAGCAAGGCACTTTTCGGGGTAGGCGTAAACGTGGGACCAGTACGGAGATTCAATACTAAGTTCTGCAAGCTTGCTCACGCGCTTTGCAAATCCCCAAGTGTAGCTCCTTAATAACTCTTTACGTGTAGGCTCATAAAACAGTTTGCACTGTCTGGCTAGTTCTGATTGCTCATCTATATTGCTTATACGGCCTTTGGCGATATGAGCCAGCGCCATATTACATACATCGGTAATGTTAAGCATTTTAACTATTCCTCCTTGATTATTAAAAAAGGGAAGAGCTTTCGCCCTCCCCTTAAAGTCCTAAATCAGCCCGGCCAGTTCGGAACAGTTTCAGTCAAGCCAGCAGTCAGTCTACCGCTGCTTGCGCCGCTTACAGTCAGTCTGGAAAAAGCTTTCATGCCATACGGCAGTTTAGCCGCAACCAAAATACCCTTTTTGCTGGCAGCAAGAGTATAAGTTGCCACAACAGTTTTAGTGCTGAAGCTTTCGCTGTTGGAAGTTTCCAGCGCCGCAGTGATAGTGCCGCTAGTAGCTAAGGCGGTCGGCGCAGTGATAACAAGAAATAACGGGTCGGCCGCATCACCGCCGCCAACGTTCGCAATTACATTGCTGGTCAAGGAATTATCCATGTACATATTTTGCTGGTCAAAAATCATTGTTATTCACTCCTTCCGGTTACACGATTGCCGCTTCGGTTTCGCTTTGGCAATCAAGTTTCTTAATCTGAATACCTGCAAGGTACAGTTTCGGCGGCGCGTTCATAAAGTCTTGACGGGTAACATGAACATTGTTCTTGTTGTTCAGATAACACTCCAACCAAGAATATACGCTGTCAGATACATACGCAACGGGTGCTTTCGGGTCTTGCAGTCTGTTCTTTGCAAAGATGAATTTATTCATCAGTTCACGCTGCGCGCTGTCGGTCAAAGAGTTCAGTTTGGTAACGTCGATGTTGCACACACGCACAATAGAGCGAACGTTCTGTACTGCTAAGCCGCACTTCCAAGAGTACAAGGTCTGCAATGCACGGAACGGCTTGTTGTTCTCGTCGTAAACGTCGCTTTCGCCCAAGTCCTCAGTTTTCAAGCCTGCCTGGGTGCCTTTAGGATATACACCCATTACACGGCGGTCGCCCCAATCTACGAAGTAGATAGAAGCATTAGTGTTAGTACCAGGAGTACCCGCGGAAATTACCTGGTGGCCTGGAGTACCTTTGCCGCCGTCGGTCAAAGTATTGTAGCGTACCGCAATACCATTGAAAGTGTCCGGGTCTTCGTCCAAGTTGCCGTACAAGAATTGACGTGCGACGTATTGGCCCATGCCTTCTACATGTGCATCATCCTCTGCCATACGGAACGCCTGCGGATTCGGTTTACCGGAAAGCAGTTCAACGTCCACGCAGGAACGGTCCTCCAAGTGCATACATACATCAATGCGCTGCTTTACAGTGCCTTTAGTCGGAGAAGTACCGCGGTTAATACGACGGATGGACGGAGAAGGCAGGCTCGCACGAATAGTAGTTTTAGTACCAATCGGCAAATCGCCCTCCATCCACTTAATATCTTCCATAATCGGATTAGATTCGTTAAGTACTTCCATAACGCGGTCAATAGCGCCTTGCGGAGTTAAGTACTTTCGTAAGTCACTCATAGTCTGGGAGTAACCAATAGTAGCCATAATTTCATCATCCTTCCTGTTTTTTAATTAAAAATTAAAGATTATTTGTACCTGCTCCAGTCGGTTTTCGGGTACATGTTTGCGGCAACGCCTTGTGCAGCGTTTAAGCCTTGTGCGCCGTTTTGTGCAGCCAAGCCGGGGTCCTCGCCAAGCAGTTCGCCAAGTTTTGCAAATGCTCTCACGATTGCTATCTGATTGCCTGCGCCGGTAACTTCCAATGCTTCACGCACATTCAAGCCTGGATACATTGCCTCCAATTTGCGGCAGGCAGTATCACAAAGGCCCTGTACTTTGCCCAAGTCTGCGCCCAGTGCTGTTTTAGCTTCGTCGCCCCATTTAGCGATTTCCTGCGCGCGGAGCTGTTCCACGCCTTGCACTACACGGCTTGCATACTCTGTGCCGTACTTTGCAAGCGCTCTTGCCTGGTCATTGCTAAGGTTCATGCCCTTAATAACATCCACAAAGCGTCCTTGCTCATCAGCACTAAGCTCATAGCCTTCTGGCATCTCTACTCCTGCAAAGTCATAATTCACTGTGCCGGGCTGCTGTTGTGCGCCTTGCCCATTACTTCCATTCCCTGCAATAGTGCCGGAAGCACTTGTATTATTAGTTGCATTAGTAGTAGCCGGTTCTGTCTGTTGCTGTTGTACTGCGGCGCTAGGTTCAGCCTGCTGCTGTGCGCCTTCGCCGTTTACAACTGCGTTTTCGCCGTTCTCGCCCATTAGTTATTCCTCCTTGTTGTTATCTACATATTCCACTGCCAGCTCTTGCAGCTTTAGTTGGAATTCTGCATACTCCATTTCAGCCTGCTGCTTTAGCTCTATGCCTTGCAGCCCAAGGGCTAAAATACTTTTGATAATGCCTAAGCCTACGTCGCGGCGGCCTTCGTTATAGAAAGTCTTGCTATTGCCGGTAAAGCACATAGAGTTTACTTTGGTTACGTCAAGCATACGCATCAAGAACCAGCGTCCGCTTTCACTCCCCAGCAGGTCAAGTAGGGCTTCTTTATCCCTTCTTGCCTGCTCTCTTACCATGTACTCTGTCAGCAGTGCTTGCTTTCTATCCTCGCCGGTATTGGATTTATATTTAAACTGCTCGCTCATTATTCCCAACCTCCCGGCACGCCTAGCCAGCTTGTAATAGCCGGGTTGGAATCATTCGCAGCCGCAGTAAGATTTTTGGCCGCCTCTGCCGCAGGAGCCGCAGCCTGTGCCATTGCCAAGCCTTCCTGCATTTCCTGCTGCCGTTGCATTTCCTGTTGCTCTTGTTTAAGCATCTCTTGTACTTCTTCATCGCTACGCAATGCCATTGCAGGCACGCCAAGCATTTCAAAGTATTTTGTAATAGCACCCAACGGGTTAATCTTCTTCGTAACTTCTGGCCATACTTGCGCCATCTGTCCGGTCTGTGCTATCGCCTGTTCGATATTCACAAGCCCGCTCATCTTCTGCGCCTGCGCCAACGGTGAAATATAGTCCACTTCTACATCTTCTTCACTCAAAAGGTCTTGCAGTTCTTCCGGCACCGGAGGAAATCCGCCGCTTCTGTCGATGATGTTATACACACGTTGAAGAATCAGTGTTAAGAATTCATCCTGCAATCGCTCAACCACCGGGCCTAGCTGTTGCAGTTTTTCCTGCGTTCTCTCCATAACCTCCCTAGCAGTCATGCGGCTATTATCAAGGTTATCTAACATCAAGAACAAATCAGCACTGTATGCTCTCTTTATAGCATCCTCAACGCGAATAATTTCTTCCTGCGCATCCTTCAAGTCAAGGTCAACTGCGAACAAAGGCTTAACCATATCTTGCGTCTGGTCATCTACGGCTGTTAGACCGCCAGGCATCAAGTTAATACCGCCGTTATTCATAAGGCTTGGACTGCCTTGCATCGGCGGCTTTATCTTTAACTCTATTGCTGTGAGATAATCTTTTTTCAGCAGTTGCAGCATTTTACTGTCGCCTTCTGCAAACCACGCAGGGCCTCTTGCGTATGCCTCATTGCCGCTGACAAGATAACGCGCTACCGGTACTGCTTCTTCTTCAAAGCCGCCAACATACAAGTATTCGTCACTCTCTGACTTTTCCAACCAGTACACGCTTCTATACGGCATATTCAGTCTGTCCATGTAGCCAGGCAGCTTATCACTGTTAGGCTCTACCATCCAGCAGACTTTATACTTCTTAGTAAGATTGGTCTGATTGTCTAACAGTCCTTTCAGATTGTCGGGCAAAGCGTCTACGCCGAAGCAGTCCGCTAGCTGCTGCAAAGTCATATCGTACTTTCTTGCAAAAGTAGTTACCTTGCCGAAGCCGTCTGCTTCAAGTGCATAAGTACCGATTGTCATTGTCTGGAACCGCACGCCGTTTTCTGCGTCGTAGAATATAGCCATCGGGCACTGTCCAAAAGGCAATTCCAGATATACAGTATGGATGCTGTTATAGAAGTTGCTCTTTGCAAGCACGCTTGATACAATCTCTTGTCTTGTGTCAAGCACCTTCATAGCCTCAACATTCGTATTCAGTTCCGGCCGTCTATATGCAAATCTGAACCACTGGCGGCTCGGCGGTGTAAGTCCGCTCATAACGCCTGCGGCGAATACCTGCGCCGCTCTCCAAGCTACCCCGTGCACAATCTTTAAGTCACGTCTGCGTGCGGGATTGGTCTTGTCTGCCGTATTGTCAAACTCACCGACAAACGGAAGCTGATAATCTCTTATCTCTTTCCATCTGTCCTCCCAATCTCGCCTATCTTCGTACATGCTTTTAAGCTTACGCACCAAACGTTGGCGGTCCGGCAAGTTCTTTTTCAGCGGCACCCCGTCACTAGGAAGTGTTCCCTGTGGCTTGCTCGCCGCTATCGTTTGAAAGTTCATAAGCTGTTACCTCTTAGCCTAAAGTATTACGGCCGCCCTCGACGCCACTAGCAATAGTGCTTGTCTGCGTAGATGCAAAGCCTTTACGCTTCTTCTTGTTACTGTCGCTGCCGGTCGCAACTTCGCTGCTTGTCGCAACGGTAGTCGGGGCCGGGTCCACCTTCTCAATAGTCGGCATGTTGCCGCCACCGAATAATTTTGCAATACCACCCATTTTTAAACCGCCTCCATAATCGAATACTCCGTGTTGCACATTAGCTTTTTAGGCTTTCTATCATCAAGCCCTAACTGTCTTAACGGAACGTTCCTTGCAAATGTTAATACTAGGCCGTCTGCAAGGTCTGGGGAACGTCCTAGTTTTTCTTTTATTTCTTCTTTAGGCGTTAACATTAAACGCCCATTCTTAGAATACTTATAGTGAATGACTGCAAGTTCTTCTCTTAGTCCAGGTTCATCCGGCAAAGCTCCGCCATCTTCTATCCAGTCTTTCAGTTTGAAGTACATCTCTGCTCTGATATTCTCATAACGCTTATTCTCTATCGCCGCGCCTTGAAATGGTATCTCTCGCAAAGCTGTGTACCCCATCTGCCTCAATCTGTCGACTACGCCAGCACCCATGTTGCCAACGTCTATAAAGGTCATATCTGCCTTATTTTCATCCATTGCCAAAGCAATATAATCTGCCGTCTGCATCGTGTTCAGCTTCTTATAGATTCTCGGCTTAGCATATGCCATTAAACCCTTACGCCGCCATATGCACGTTCTGTCATCGCCAAAGCGCGCTATATCAGCGCCTTGCACCAGCGGCATATCATAGGGAACATCCTTTTCTGTCAGCTCTCTACTGAAAGCCTTATCTAGTTGCTCCAGGCTGAAAAGCTCGTTGATTGCCGATACGCTAAAGTCACACAAATACTCTTGTCTGAATTCTACCTCCGGCATATCCTCTTTCAGTTCTTCTATGCTCTTTGCGTCTAAGATGCCGCTATCGTACACGTTCGACAAATACGCAAAGTAACGCTTATTTGTCTTGGCCTTCTTGTACATCTCATAGAAGTTGTTCTGCCCCTTAGGTGTACCGATGAAATAGCAATAGCCTTTTCTGTCGCCGTTCTCTATCGCAGGTCGGATTATCTGCGTCCACATCTCCGGCTTCATATCCGAATACTCGTCAAGTATTACGCCGTCCCAATATGTACCACGTAATGCGTCGGGGTTATTCGCACCAACGATATATATTCTCGCTCCCTGCGCCCCAGGTATTTTGCTGGGGAATTCAACATACTTTTTAGTTTCATTCACCTTGATGCCTTCTATGACGCTTGTGTAATACTTCAATGGTCCCCATGCAATAATTTCCATCTGTGCACTGAACGGACCTACCAAAGCATACTGCGGGCTGATTAAGTCGCTCTGCAAAGCATCCCTTATAAGATGATTCACCATTCCGATGGTCTTACCAAAGCGGCGGTGTGCTACGATTACTGCAAAGCGGTGTCTGCTTAATTCCTTATGCAGGACCTTCGCCCATGCAGGACGCGGAGTATATGGTATTTGTATTATGTTTTCCATGTTTACCCCCTTGAAAAAAACGTTTTGGTAATTTTTGGTATTTACCTCCCCCGGCGGCTGCGAAATTTTTGGGCCCCACCCCCACTCAATGTCAGCGGGAAAGGCAAGAACCAAAATCAATTTTTGCGAAAACCCAGGGAAATCACCAACGCCAGCGCCGCCAAACAACCAATCAGAACCCACGCCAAACAAAAATAAAAACGTGGTAGGCCTGCCGCATGAGCCACGCAGGAACGGCCGCAGCACATCACCAGGCGAACGCCTGCCGCTAACATCATCAGCCAGGCCGTCAACATCTGGAACCGCCAGCTAATCAGCAGCAGCAGGATAATATTTTACGTCCGATAATAAGGATTATGTTAAAAGCTCTATCTATGTTTATGTTTTGGTAGTATCTTCTGAACAATCGTTTACAATTATCGCATCATCTGCCGCGCCCCAATGATACACAGCCGGGCCCTTGTTAGCGTGCGTCTGCTTGTCAAACGCGCCTATACTATCAGCATATAGCTTTGACGCGGCTAGCTTATCCTTGTTGCTGGCCTTGTTGTCTGACATTATCTTGAGCCAATAGGCCTGCAGGTCCTGCACAGCCAGGACGGCCACGGCTGCGCCCTGCTGTTTGAGCAGCGCCGCACAATCCTCTAACGTCTGCGGCGTTGTTGCTATTGCCGGTGGTCTGCCTCTTGTTGGTGTATTTGTGTTGTTTAATAAACTTTTAATTTTAAACATTTTTGTCACATCTTCGTTGCAAACTCTGTAACTGTATATACAATTAATATTATCAATAATGACAATCACTAAACAATACATTAACAATACATATTGAAAAGATAATCATTATTTACCAAAAAAAGACAATAAAAAAATGATTGAAAGAACTTATCTGACAATCATCAATAATTTTTATTTAATTATCTTGCTATAAATTATATGCCTTAAAAAATGCTATTAAGTCAATGATACTTTTTTAAATCTTTGTGAACGTCATTAATCTATAATAAATGTTGCTGAATAAAGAAGAACGGCCGCACGCTGAACATCTGCCAGCGTGCGGCCGTTGCTATCCTCTTATAATGTTATTATTTACCCTCTGCGGGGCTGCCGTCGCTATCTGCTGGCGGCGTTGACGCCGGAACAGACACAGCGACGCGCCCGGCCTTGTCAACCAGGGCCAGGCTATATCCGCATAATTCCGCCGCCGTCGCTAGCTCATCAGCGGACCAGCGGCCGCGGCTCAACTTATCATTAATGCTTTGTGCGTTGGCCACGCCTAGCGCAGCCGCCAGAGCCGACCGCTTAACCTGCGCGCTATCCAGCGCATATTTTATAGCTTGGCTTGCTTGTTTGCTCATGTTTTTGCCCTCCAATCTTGTCATCTACATTATATAGCCGCCGCGCCTAAAAAACAAGTCAAAAAAAATATAAAAATATCCATTTTAGCTATTGACAAGTATAGCCACATACGCTATAATCATAGACATAAAAAACAAGCAACTAGCCAACACGGCTACATTTAAGGAGGAACAAAAAATGACTAAACGCATGGAACAAACTCAAAACGCTAAAATGGTTCAGCTGGCGCTTTTCCGCGAATACGGCTTTCAGCCGTGCTTGAAGGACATTAAAATTTTGAACACCCGCGACTTTGACGAATTCCCGGGGCACGTTGAAGCACTCTACACGGTAGTCAAAGGCCATTTCTATAACGTCTTTTTCGATGTTACCGGTGAAGCAACCGTTTACAAATACTAAAGCTGACGGCGGCCCCGTTGGGGGCCGTAAAGCTGCCAGGCAGAAGGTCCGAAGCCCTAGCCAACAGCCGAAAGGAGAGAATAAACAATGACTTTTGAAAAGTATAATGCGAACCCCGAAAACAAGAATATTGGTGATTGCTCAATTAGAGCAATCTGCACGGCAACCCCGTTAACCTACCAGCAGGCTAAAAAATGGAACAAATCCGCGACCTGCACGGCAGCGAGTTTTTGAAGTATCGCCCGGAAACGCCCTTATTACAATAGCCGAAACGCCGCCCCGTGCGGCGTATACCGGGGACCGGCCGCCCCGGTACTGATGAGGCAGGCCAACGAAAGGAGATAAAAATGAAAATAGCTATTATAAGCAAATTGACACCCGAGCACCCGGCGCGGAAGCACGGGAAGCGCTTAGACGTAAAAATCTTTACGCAGAAATCAAATCAGCAACTTAAACTATTCAACCCACTACACCGGCAGGAATGCCGCTGCCGGTGTAGAATATTAAAAGGCAGAAGCGATTTTCTAGGAGGAATCAACCATGTTGAAAGAAGTTAAAAACAACGTTTATAACGCCCTTTTTGTAGCCGCCGATGAAGAAGGCCAGCGCTACGCCGCTTTTGAATCCGACTGGAACGGCGAATATTGGGAAGCGACCGCCTGCACGGAAAGCGGCGAGCTTATCAAAGGCGAAACCGCTAAGCTTTACCCCGTTCACGTTTACCACGCTGGAACCGACGAATACGAAGAAGTGGGCTACGATGAAGAAGCGCCCCGCGTTCTGCTGCCTGGCTGGCGCGACTACCAGAAGTGCGGCTATAACGAAAGCTATTCCCTGGCCCCCGTCGCTTACAGTGAAGCGAGTGACCGCGTTTACATGATGCTGCCGGAAGGCGCTAGCGTTTACGCTGATGACGCAGGCTGCCCAGTGATTGATTATGACGGCTTTAAACAAGCCGACGTAATTAACCAATATGACGGCAGCGGCTGCCGCCCGTATATCATCGACAACGACCGCCGCCGCGCGTATCTGGAAGTTGTCGAACTGTAAAACTGAATCACCCGCCCGGCGCAAGCCGGGCTATTATTGAAAGGAAGCGAAAACATGAAGAACTTTACCGGCTTGAAAGCCGAAATCAAAAAGCAGAAAGCCATCCGCGCCCGTTTTGATAATGAACGCGGCCGCCAAACTCTTAATTGGAACGCGTGGCGGCCCTTTTCTGTGCGTGCAGCGCATACTTTAGGGAAGCGAAAAACAAAAAGCCCGGCAGCGCCGGGCTTTTCTTTTGGTGCAATTTTGTAAAGAAAATCAACAATATTTCAATCCGTGCCAGCTTTACGCCTTTAGAGCTGGACCGACAAGCGCAATACTTGAAAGGCGCTTACGCTTATCAACAAGACTATTATAGTATAACGCACAACCAATAGCAAGCGTTTTCTTAATGTTTGGAAGCGGCAGCGCCGTGCGCCTGCCTTTAACCTTCTTTCTTCTGTTCCGCCCTGGCCTTTTGGAAGCTGTTGGCGTTTATGTCAATTCGCAGCAATCCCTGTCTCTTATACACATCTGACGCTGCCGACGAAGAGGATAGTGTAG